CCATTGCTTGGGGATCGTTCTGCTTTGCAACCGGCATCACATAGGATGACTCCATCCACTCACCTGATTCAGCGTGAAGGATGATTGTTGTGAGTGCATTGGCATCAGGGAATTGACTGATTGCCAAACCGCATTCGCTCAATGGCTTTTGAATGGTGTCCAGTATGTTCGCTAAACTTGCATACTTCTTTTTGAAGAAAGGATTGTTTGCTTCCTTTGATACCTTGCTCACCGATGCTTGGAATTTTACCAATGCACCAGCGATGTTCTTGATTGATTCGCTTTTATTCATAGAGTTTTTGTTTTAGAAAAAGTTAGTTCTTTGTCCTATCATAAATAGAACTTTGAATTTAGTTGGTTCAGCATTGAAGAATGCTTCCGAGTTGATGCCGTCAAATTCTCTGATACTACAATCACCAAATCCTGTGGTAGTTGAATTGAGATAATCGTGAAGTTCTTCAATGTGGTTTGCGATAAGCCAATTGTCAACGGCTTCAATTGTGTAGACATACTTCTCTTCGCAGATACGACCTTTCAAAGTCAGAATCCATCCATTGATTGCCAACTCAATCATTGTTCACCTCCCTCAATGCAATCTCGATGACGGCTTTTGCTTTTGGAGAAACGATGTTCCCATCGACTAAATACTTTCTGACAGTTGGAAGTGATACTCCGGTCTTCCGTGCTACAATCTGAAAAAGACCTTGTCTTCGTTTCAGTTTGATTGTTTCAATTGCTTTTGCGTAATCCATAACGACACAAAAGTAAAATAAACAAATCAATAATGCAAATAAAATTTACTTTTAATTATATTTTTATGTCCTCCGAGAATATCAAATCCCCAAACCGAGCATTCAACTCGTTGACCAATTCCATCTGAATGCTTTCGGTAAATGCCTTCTCTAAGAATGGTTGTGCCTTCGTTCCGCTGCGGTGAATCTTCTTGGCAATGGCTTTGGCAAGTGAATCGTATGTTTGACCTTCAGCCGGTTTGATACCTTTTTGACTGATCCAAGTTTTTAACGATTGCCACAAGTATGGAGTGCCTTCAATATGCCCACCTCGTGTTGGCTTCCTACCGTATTCTACAAACTCCCAATAATCCTCAGCCAAAAGAATGGTGTTGATTGATGTCGGTGACTTGGTGATGTTTCCTGGTGCAAACGATTGGCGAAGTTTGGATGATGCGTTTGATCCGTTTGCATCAAGATTCGCCTGAATGGGTGGGATCACTTTCTTGTTCCACCACTCAACGATGATCTGCTGAAGGAGTGAACCTTGAGATGCATCACCTAAATAAGTATCAAGTGCATCAGGTAATTTGGATAAATCTATTTGAGCCACATCACAACGCTTAAAATGGTTAGAACCACACTCAGCATCTTGTAACTGATTAAAGTGCGTGAGATGGCTTTATTTCGCTTCACAAGGGCATTGTTGTCATCCTTCAGGTATCCGATGTTTGTCTTTTGCTTGACGATGATGGAATCTTGCTCCGAAATAATAATGGAATCCGATGTCACAATTTTGCGAAGAACTGTGACTTGCCTTCTTGCAATTGCCCCCTTGACCAAATAGTGATTCGCTTCTTGGATTACACAAGTATCAATCAACACTTGTCCATTGCTGGTCAAAGGAATGAGAAACAACAAGAACCACATTCTACAAAGTAGCACTTTTAGGCGATTGTTTTTCTTTGGTTTCAATGAGCTTGTCAAGATACCACTTCGCTTTGTATAAATCTTCAAGTCCATTTTTATCTTCGCACCTCCAAATGTATTTGATTATGTTCCCCGTGCAAACTGCGATGATTCCTTTTTTATTGGTGGTTGCTGAATCAATCGCATCAATGCACTCAATTAATCCTTGTTTATAGTGTTTCGGGTTGACTGCATCCATCTCTTTACAAATATATCATATTCTTCTTCCAGTATAAACGAATGACCTCCGAGCAGATAAACAATGCAATACTCGTGATAAGCACTCACCCCAACAATTTGTGCAGAATCAATTGCACCATCCTCAACGATTTCAACGATGTCTGATTCTCCTTCAATCAAACCCATCCAATTGTCGTTCTTTTGCTCGTGAACTATTTGAACCTTTAAGATCATATCCGTTTGCGTTTTTTTAACTCTTAGATTGTTTTGTGGGTATAGGCAATGACCTTCCGATGGTCACCTTCACGAACTGGATTCATAACCAACCAACGACCTCCGATTGGCTTTGGCGATGCACCTCTTTCAATGTGCCACCCCTTTGAACCATCCCCGTATTCTTCTTTGTATGCTGAAGTACGAATCATTAATATGTCACGCAGATAGACAGTTCCCTTCACGGACAAGGTTTCAACCGTGTAAGTAAGCTCATAGTCCTCGTGAACGTGTCCCATCCAAATAGCATCGGCATTTTCTACATTCACACTCATCCGGTTGTGCTGAATTGTTCCACGAGTCACCGCACCACCACCACCGAATCCGTGCATATACTTCATTGTATACATACAAGTTCTGCCGTATTGTTCAAAGGTGTATCGAACCCATCCACCGTATCCACCAACCTGAATATCACTTCCCGTTTTGTAGTTCAACAAAGTGACAAAGCGTTCAATGATGTCGGTTTCTTGGCGTTTGAGAATGTTTGTTTCGTGATTGCCATATCCAATCAGCTTGATGTTATGAGCATAGGGCGTAAACCACTCAACGGCAGTTTCAATAATGGCATCAAAGTAGTTTGCAACATTGTGTTCAGGTCGGATGTCTGACTTGCTCTTTCGTGGATCATACGCACCTTGCATCAAACAAAACAAATCTCCGTTGATTAGGATGTCATTGTTTCCAGCAAGTGCCAAGTCAAGATGTCGTTTTAGAGTTACCCGGTCACACTTTGGATTGTCCCAATGCAAATCACTAATCAATAGAACCTTCGTTTCTTGAAACGGCTTGTCAATTTTGAGAACATTGTTTTTCTTCATAGAGTTGTGTCAAGTGTACGATGTATCTCAATTGCTTGTCTCAGACCTTCTGACGAACTTTTGAAGGTGTCAAGGTAGATTGTGTCCAAGTGATTAAGATACTTGATTAGAACGCTTCGTTTGATTTTCTCCCTTTCCACAATTCTTTCGTGCATTTCTACCTTCAATAGTGTTTTTGGCTTTGGATGTTCTTCAAAATTAAACATCGCCCAAATCACACTACACAGGTACAACGCAACTATTACTGAGATAAGGAGTGAGAACTTGGAAGTTGATTGCATATCCAGCAAGTATGTCAGTTTTTGAATCATAGAATGGTGATGCGTTTCCGTTGATGCTCAACTCAAAGTCACCATCGGTTTCCGTGTTAGTTTCTACCAACGCAAAAATATCCGACATAATTTGTGCCGTATCCGAAAGAACTTCAATTGTGTTGCTCTCAGATTCAAACACACGATCCATCACAATCAATGCAAAGTTGTATGTCATCAACTTTCCAGTTGACTGCAAATTGAAGCCATCTGGATACAACCATACCAAAGGATAGAACTCAACATTCTCAACCGTCAAATTAGATTGCTGACCAACACCAAACTTGCCGACCATTTTATGGCTTTCGGCTGCGGTCTGAATCTTTGCTATGATTTGGTTTAATGTCATTTTTTAGGAATTTGAGAAGTTTGGCTTCGTTGTTTTTTTGCCACTTATTTGTCCTGGTCGGTGGGGAAGTCGTAGTTGAAGAAACAATCGTCATATCTTAGTGGTAAATAAATTCCTCCGCTGAATGCAGTTGATTTCGGTCTGATGGTGTCAATCGTGTTGCCGGGATTCAAGAACAATGGATAATCATTTGTATTGGTACGGAGATAATCACGCAACCTATTTGCATAGTATTCCGCTTTGTCACGATATCTGCCTTCAATCAATGTCATCTCCTCTACGGATACTGCACGAGCATTGTCAGATTCACGACTTGCAACCGATTTATTCATCAACTTGAATGTCATTGGCAACATCGCTTCGGTCAGCGTATAATACTTCAAACAAGGTGCAATGTATGAATCCAAAAGGGTTGTGTTCAAGTTGGTCAAAGTCCCTGCAAACGCTTGTGTCTGCAATTGGTTGTAAATACCCGAACCAATCACATCACGGATGTAGATTTCCTGAGCTTCTTTGATTGCTGACTTGAGCAGTTTGTCGTCAACATTCTCATTCAAAGGTGTGTTGTCCTTCAAATAGGTTGTTGATATGAAATATACAAAGTTTGTCATTATTTGATTCTCCTCAATAATTGTTGTTGCCAAATGTGTCTGCACTGTGGAACATTCACATCTCTCACGGGGTCGTGATACCATCCACCTCGTCTTGACCAAACATCAATTCCCGTTTCACTCTGAGCCGACATCGCATCAATATCCGCACGAGAATAAACACGATTGCTTTGAACAATTTGACGGCAAAACTCACGAGAACCCGGTATGATTAGTCCACCCGATATTCCTGGTGCAATTGAGTATTTGTAACGGACAACGATTTCGGTTTGTAACTGACTGATTTCTTCCAATCCTTTTGTTGTAACCTCAAGACCTTCGTTGTATCCTTTTATCAACTTGGCATCATTCAATTTTGCAATGGTATCAACCACGACTTGTGGATCTAACTTGGTGATATTGACGATATCGCCAACTTGCAAACCTTTATTTTCCTTCAGCACATTCAAGATGGCTGATTCAATCGCAGATGCGAAGTCAAACTTCATCGGTTCAAAATTATCTGCAGGTTCACCGTACTTCATAAAGACCGCCAAGTCACGCTCATCATCCCATCCAAAAGGATTTTGTGATGACAAGGCAACGGGTGCAACGGTTGGTTCAATCTCTTCAAATCCTAATTCTTTACGAGCTTCGTTCTGAGTCAATAGTCCAGCAGTAAACAAGGCAACATAATCAACTCCGATTGGTGGTTTGTTAATTGTTTCCAAACGAACCGGAGCAATGAACTCAAACAAGTAAGTCAAAGTATCATCAATCTTTTGTTGACGGGGTTCGATGTACGATTGTTGGAACATCTCGTATGCTTCAATCATCTCTGAACGACCGCCCAATTGACCTTCCACACGAACTCCAAAGAGCATTGGTGAGTTCACCTTGTGTGCAACAAATATCTCTTGTTGTACGGTCTTATTTAGCAAATCAAATTGCTTGTCAAAGTCCGATGGTTGCAAGTTGCTGATGACTGATTCTTTCTCTTGTGGGTCGTTGTACTGAATGATAAGTCCACCGGCATTGTCCGTGCCTTGATAATTTTCCTTGAATCGTCTTGCAGTTGCACGAGCTTCTTCAGGTGTTGGGATTCCCTTAAATAACTGGATGTGCGTTTGTGCGGTGAATCCGTTTTTGATTGAGTTCAAATAGTAATTTGAAATCTCGGTGTCAACCTCAATATATTTTAATGCACCAACATAATCAGGCAAAGGATATTCACCTTGTCCGGGGCGATAGAATTGGCAATAATAAAGTGACTTTGATTCTCTTGTAGTTGCGTTGAATGGCTGATAGTGAACTTGCTCCGCTTTGCGGTCAGTCCAATCCTCGCAATACACATACTCGCCTTCAAGTCCTTTGCGGATATTTTTGAAAGGGATGTGGTAAATTTCAGCAATTGCCGTCTTCGCCTTGTTCCAAATTATCTCAAGGCAATAACCATTGAACAACTCAAGGTCATAAGCAATCTTGTTCTTGACTTGGTTAAGTGTTTCGTAAGCATTGATGGCTTGAATCTTTGCTTCGGCTTTTGCGATGTCAACGGTGTTTTGTCCGATTACCTTTGTTCCAATACCAGCAACATACGATGCTTTGCTTGAAACGATGGCATTGTGCTTGGGTGACTTGTTGAATAACTCAATCAGAAAATCGGGATACAAGTTGTCAGCACCAAAAGTCACATATCCTTTCGCCTTGTTTTCCTTGAAAACGGGGAGGACATTGTCGTGAAAGTTGATTCTTTGGAAGATCATTGAAAGTAAATAGCAACTTACAACGATTGCAACATACTAATCAAATCGGGGTGGGGATAAACATCAATTTTATCTGCACGAACTGAGTTGTGAGTGAACACTCCGTTCTTGCCTGACAATGCTCTTTTTGTCACCGACCAAATATCCTCGTGATAAGTTAGGTCAATGCCGTATTTGTCACGCCACAACAACAACAATTCTTTCACCGATGCGATTTGCTCTTTCGTGTAGTTCTCAAAATAGGTGAATCCCTTGTATGGCTTATCAAGTTTGCAAACATCTTTGACTTGACCACCCACATAGTTAATAAACTTGCCGTTCTTCTCTACCAAATAACCATAATTGCAAATCTCAATCCCAATAGATGTCTTGTCAAGTTTTTGGAATGGCACTCCTTTGAAGTGCGATGTTTTAAGTCCCAAGTGATACGCCCAATGTTTAGACGAAAACCCTTGCACTATTGTTCCATCGTTGCTGATGCTCACGCAAGTTGCTACATTGACCGGATCGGATGCCCAAAACTTAAAGGTTGAAACTGCATCACCATTCCCAGCCGTATGATGTAGGTAGATTTGTGACTTCGGACATTCCTCTTTGTAATATCCGTTGAATGCAATTTGTTTAATCTTCATCGGTGAAGAAGTTTGTGATGAACTTTCCAACTCCACCCGCAATGCCGATAATCAACATCAACTTTGGATGGTCAAGATTCAAACTGGCAACAAACAAAGATGCACCGGCAATAGAATCACCAAGCACTCTGAATCGTTTTGGCGTAGGTTCAAAATAACCTTTTATCCTTGTCCTCTTTTTGGTTTGCACGATTTGTGTTTGTTGATGTGCTTGGTATGTCTGCGGAGCTTATTCTTTGGCTTTGCTCTGAATGTGCTGGTGTTAGTTGCCTTTGCCATCTATCGCATCAATTTTCTTTGCGTAGTAACGAATCGCAAACAACCCCGAAACAATACCAACAAGAGCCAACACAAGTGCAAACAAAGGTTGCCAAGTATTTGCAAAGTGCAGAACTGCCGAACTGCCTGAGATAGCAGTTGCAATGGCTGCCGTTGTATCATTGTCAAAGTGCTTCACTTATAAAGTGATTACTTCAATTTCGTTCGGGTAGATTAAATCCAACGCATTGAATACGGCAGTAGTCAACAACACTTCTGCTGACTTAGTTTCGTAATCCGCAACGCTTAACTCCAACGCACTAAAAGTCGTGTTGAAATCCTCAATCCCTTGAATCGCTGATTTGCCTTCTGCAAATGCTGATGCACTTGCAAAAACAAAAGTTGCGATTTGTGCGGGAATGATACCGTCTTTTTGACTTTTTACATCTGCGTAACCTTCAGCGATTACGACTACTGAACCTGATGGAATTGACAAGCCACTTGTTAGATTTACGCTTGTATTGATTTGTATTGATTTCATATTTTTATAGTGATGTTATTGCTTCCCACGCAGTTGTGTAAACATTCAACTTGGCGGTTGTAGTGTTGTAAATCATTAATCCCGCCGCTGGTGATGCGATGGCGTTTCGTTCCGTTGTTGTCATTCGGGGTGGTAGGAATCCTTTGGTTGTGCTTAGTACGTCTAATTGAGCCGAAGCATCGGGCTGATTAAATCCACTTGAAATGCTTGTAGCCCCTTTTATTTGTACTTGTGAAGCACCGCTTGAATAAGTTGAACCCGTAACACGAACACCACTTGGAGCACCTCCATCACCATAAATAGTACAATTACTATTGTTTACTGATTGATACCACGCTGACCCATCAAAAATTCCAGTATTAATATCAAAAACCATTGTAGCACGCAAGTTTAATTGTCCATCATCACTAAGTTTCAACATTTGAGTTCCCGCACTATTCTGCACCAACAACGATGT